AAGCACATCGAGCAGGTAGCCGCCGGCGGAAGGATCGCCGTGCGCGAGCTCGACGAGCTGAAGGCGCGGCGCTTCCGCGTCTTCTGAAAAGGGGAACCTGAGACAACCCGCAAGGGATCTCGCCACTACACACGAGCACACACATGTCGACCAGCACCAACCCCGGCGAGGGGAGTGCACCGATCAGCCTCGATCAGGCTGCATCTCTCTTGCTGTCGCGCGACGCCCCTCCTGCGGAGGACAAGCCGAGCGAGGCGGCCACCACCGACGACACACAGCCGGCTGCCCAGCCGAGCGGCGAACTCGAGGACGCCGCGGCCGGTGAGCAGCAGGCAACGGATGAGCCGGCACCGCAGCCGACGCAGCCCGAGCAACCGACGTTCTCCGTCCGCGTGGACGGCCAGGAACAGAAGGTCACGCTCGACGAGCTGCTGAACGGATACCAGCGGACCGCCGACTACACCCGCAAGACGCAAGCGATCGCGGAGCAGCGCAAGCAGGCCGAGGCGGAACTCGCCGCGGCCCGTGCCGAGAGGCAGCGCTACGCCGAGACGATGCGTCAGCTCGAAGCGCAAATGAACCAGGCGCAGCCCGAGCCCGACTGGAACAGGCTCTACGCCGAAGACCCGCTTGAGTACGTCAGGCAGAAGGACGCCTGGCGTGATCGACGGGAGCGGGCGCAGGCAATCCAGGCGGAGCAGGCGCGCCTCGCTCAACTCCAGCAGGCCGAGCAGCGAGCGCTGCTCGAGCAGCACCTGGCGGTCGAGCGGCAGCGGCTCGTCGAGGCCATCCCAGAATGGCGCGACGAGACGAAGGCGGCGAAGGAGCGCGAGGCGATCGTGACGTGGGCGAAACGGGCTGGCTTCTCCGATGCGGAGATCGCGCAGTCATACGACCACCGAGCGGTGAACGTGCTGCGCAAAGCGATGCTCTTCGACGAACTGATGTCGAAGAACCTTGCCGACAAGCAGCCGCCCAAGCCGGCGCCAGCGATGGCGCGGCCTGGTACGCCACAGAGCAAGAGCGACACATCCTCGAAAGCCCGCCGGGAGGCTCTCTCCCGGTTGTCGAAGTCCGGCCGCATCGATGATGCGATCGACTTCCTGATGACGAGGTAATCCAACATGGCGACGTATCTCACCAGCAACGCCGTCGGCGAGCGCGAAGAGCTCGCGGACGTCATCTACCGCATCGACCCGACCGACACGCCGATCTTCTCGGCGCTGAAGAAGGAGGGTGCGCGCGCCGTCTACACCGAGTGGCAGGTGCAGGAGCTGGCCGCGGCGAGCTCGAGCAACTACCAGAACGAGGGCGCGGACTACTCCTACGTCAACCCCTCGGCGACCACGCGCCTCGGCAACTACCACCAGATCAGCGTGAAGGCTGCCTCGGTCTCTGGCACGCTCGACGCGGTGGACAAGGCCGGCCGCGACCGCGAGACGGCCTACGTCAAGACGCTCAAGGGCCTCGAGCTGCGTCGCGACATCGAGAAGGCGCTCGTCGTCGACACGGCGAAGAGCTCGTCCGATCCGCGCAAGGCCGGCTCGCTGTCGACCTGGATCACCAACGTGAGCGTGGCGGCGTCGTCCGCCGCGCCGACCGGCGACGGCACCGACACGCCGACGCTGTCCGGCACGGACCGCGCGATGGCGATCACGCAGATCGACGCGGCGATGCTCGCGGCCTACGAGGACGGCGGCAAGCCGTCGATCATCGCGATGAGCCCGACGAACAAGCAGGTGTTCTCGAACCTGTCGTCGGCTTCGGTGGCGACGAACCAGATCATCACGTCGGCGAACAAGGACGCGGCCTACATCGGCGCCGTCTCCCTGTACCGCTCCGACTTCGGTGAGCTGAACGTCGTGGTCGATCGGTTCATGGGCAACGACCGCCTGTTCCTGCTCGACACCGACTACGCCTCGATCACCACGCTGCCGGGCCGTAACTTCACGGTCAGCGACGTGGCGCCGACGGGCGATGCGACCAAGTTCGCGATCATCGCGGAGTGGTCGCTCAAGGTGCTGGCGCCGAAGGCGCACGCGGCGGTCTTCGACCTGACCGGCGCGTAAGCAGCGCGACTACTGCGGAGGGCGGCGGGGCAACTCGCCGCCCTCTTTCTTCTGCAAGAAAACAGCGAGTTCCTTTCATGCGGAAGCTCATCAAGAGCGACCCGGCCACCGGCACGCGCACCTGGCTCGAATGGGACGGCGACACGCCAGTCTTCGCGCTCGAGCAGAACGTCGACGCCATCGTCGACGCGAACAAGGCCGCGCAGAACGACGTCGGCAGGGGGTCGTTCATGCGCCACGGCGGCCCGCAGAAATACGCAGAGATCCCGGCGGCGATCTTCTGGGCGAAGGTCAGGGAGTTCGGCTGGCCGCGTGACAACCCGCAGGCCTGGCGCGACTTCGTGAACCATCGCGACTACCGCCACTTCCGCACGATCGGGGCGACCATCTGATGGCGATCACGACCTACAGCGAGCTGAAGACCGCGGTCGCCAACTGGCTCGCGCGCAGCGACCTGACCGATCGCATCCCAGAGTTCATCGCGCTGGCCGAGGCGCGCATGTCGCGCGCGCTCGAGACGCGCGCCCAGGAGAAGCGCGCGACCTCGACGATGACGGTCGGAGACGCCTACATCCTGCTGCCCAGCGACCTGCGCTCGGTTAGGTCGGTCAAGCTGCTGACCTCTCCGGTCTCGACGCTCGACTACCTGTCGCCCGATGGCATCGACACGAACTACCCGTCGACAGGAAACGGCAAGCCGGTGGCGTACACGGTGATCGGCAGCGAGATCAAGTTCGCGCCGGCGCCCGACGACGACTACGACGTCGAGATCGCCTACATCACCGGCGTTACGGCGCTGTCGGATGCGTCGCCGACGAGCACGCTCCTGACGCGCTACCCCGACGCCTACCTCTACGGCGCGCTGGCTGCGGCGGCCGTCTACCTCATGGACGACCCGCGCGTGCCTCAGTTTGAGCAGCTGTTCAGCCGCGCGCTCGCCGAAATCTCGACCAGCGAGGATGGCGCCAAGTTCGGCGGCTCGTCGCTGGTCATGCGCCTCGCCTGACAGGAGCTGCCATGTCCAAGTCCAATGCCTTCGAGCAGAGCCTGCTCGAGCTGCTGTTCAACAACAGCAACATCGCGAACGTCGGCGACGCGACCGGCCTGCGCGGGTCAAGCACGGCTGGCAGCCTCTACATCGCGCTGCACACGTCCGATCCTGGCGAGGCGGGTTCGCAGACGACCAACGAGTGCGCCTACACGAGCTACGCGCGCCAGGCGGTCGCGAGGTCGGTGGCCGGCTTCACGATCAGCGGCAACACCGCGTCGCTCGCCGCGAACGTCGACTTCCCCGAGGCGACCGGCGGCAGCGAGACCGCGACGCACTTCTCGATCGGCACCAGCTCGTCTGGCGCTGGATCGATCCTGTACAAGGGAAGCATCACGCCGACCGTCGCCATCTCGTCGGGCGTCATCCCGCGCGTCAAGTCTGGCTCGATTGTCACCGAGGACTGATCCATCGTGGCTGTGATCGTCACAGTCTCGCCGGAGATATCGCTCGACAGCCTGACCACGTCGATCGACGAGCTCGTCGAGACGCTCGACACCATTGGCCTGCCGCATGGCGTCGCGACGTGCGCCGCGGCATCCGGCCGCGTGGTCGCGGCGTTCCCGCAGGCGTCGATCGACAGCTTCTCGACGTCGATCGACGCCCTCAGTGGATCGATCGACGACCTGGGGCTCATCAAGGGAGCGGCGACAGTTTCTGCGTCGGCTGCACGAATTGCAGGTGCAGCAGCGTCAGCTACCGGAGCTGCTTCTGCGGCGTCCATTGCGTGCGGCATCGCATCCGTGTCGCCGTCGGCTGCTGGCGCTGCGGCCGGCAATGCTTCGTGCTCGCGCATCGTCGCAACATCCGCAGCAGCGAGCTCGGCCGCGAGCGGCGCGGCGGCGAGCGGCGCCACGGTTGGCGTCCAGGCGAGCGCGGCCGGGTCGGCGACGGCCAGCGCGCTCGCCTCGAGGTTCCTGCAGGCCAGCGCGGACATCGCGTCTGGATCTGCAAGCGTGGCTGCGCTTGCCGTGCCGACGCTTGCGACGGCCATCGTGCCGGCGGCAGGCGTGGCGACGGCATCGGCGGCCGGCAATCTGTTCCGCGCTGGCACCGGATCGTGCGAGGCGGGCGCAACGGCTTCTGCGTCGGTGGTGTCGTTCGCATTGACGATGCCCGCGTCGAGCGGCGCGGCATCTGCTGGCGCGGACGCACTGCGTATCGGCTGGGGGCTCGGCGTCGCCGGCGCCGAAACATGGTCCGAGCAGACGGCCGGCGCGGAGGCCTGGTCGCAGGCCGCGGCCGGCAGCGAGACATGGTCCGAGCAGGCAGCCGGCGCTGAGACGTGGACCGACGCGGCAAACGGCAACGAGACCTGGGCAGAGGCGGCATGATCGAGCTCGGACAATGGCTGCCTGACCAGCCGGCGCTGAACAGCCCGGGTGTGACGGTGGCGAAGAATGCACAGCCGGCTGCCCGCGGATACAAGCCGTTCCCGGCGCTGTCGGCGCTGTCGCAGGCGGCCACCGAGCGCCTGACCAACATCGCCGCCACGAAGACCGCCGGCGGCACCGTCACGATCTACGCCGGCGGGCTGTCGAAGCTCTGGAAGTTCACGAAGAGCACCGGCGCGCTGTCTGACGTGAGCAAGAGCGGCGGCTACGCGACGGCTTCGACCGACAGGTTCTACTTCACGACCTTCGGCGACCGGCTCATCGCCTGCAACAACGCAGACGCGATCCAGTCGATCTCGATCACCAGCGGCGGCAACTTCGCCGACCTCGTCGCAGGACTGTCGTCCAAGTTCATCACCACGGTGCGCGACTTCGTCGTGAGCGCCAACGTGACCGAGAGCGGCACGACCACGCCATACAGGGTGCGCTGGTCGGCGATCAACGACGCCACCAGCTGGACGGTCGGCACCAACCAGGCCGACTACCAGGACATCGCGGACGCCGGCGCGATCACGGGGCTGTGCGGTGGCGAGTTCGGGGTCGTGTTCCTCGAGCGCGCGATCGTGCGGATGCAGTACGTCGGCTCGCCGCTCGTCTTCCAGTTCGACCGGGTCGAGACCGCGCGGGGCTGCGAGTACCCAGGCAGCGTGGTGCAGCTTGGCGCGAACTGCTTCTACATCGCGTCCGACGGGTTCTATGCCTTCGACGGCAACGCCTCGCGGCCGATCGGCAGCGAGCGGGTCAACCGCTGGTTCTTCGAGAACTCGAACGCGGCCTACCGCGACCGGATCACCGCCGCCGTCGACCCGCTCAACCAGATCGTGGCGTGGTCGTTCCCGTCCGCGCAGAGCGGCGGAACGCCGGACAGGCTGATCATCTACAACTACGCCATCGACAAGTGGTCCTACGCCGAGGTCACTAACGACTTCGTCGGGGCGCTGTTCAATGCGTCATACACGCTCGACGATCTCGACAGCATCTCCGGTTCGCTCGACGCGCTCGGCGTGTCGCTCGACAGCTCGTCGCTGAAGCTCGGCAAGTTCGTGTTCGGCGGCGGCGTGGACAGCAAGATCGGCACGTTCACCGGCTCGTCGCTCGAGGCGACGATCGAGACCGGCGAGGCCAACCTGGTCGACGGCGGCCACGCACTGGTCACGCAGGTGACGCCGCACACGACCGGCGGCACGGTGACCGTGCAGGTCGGCGAGCGCGCGCGTCAGCAGGACAGCGTGAGCTACGGCGCGGCGGCGTCGCTCAACGCCGCCGGCTTCTGCCCGGTGCGCTCGGCTAACAAGTTTCATCGCGTCAGGCTCAACCTGACGGGTGAGTGGACGCAGGCCTATGGCGTCGACTTCGCGGCCAGCAGGACCGGCAGGCGCTGATGGCAGACAACCAATTCCGCGGGCTGCCTCTCGCGCATGGCGCGCGCGACGTCTACGAGATCGTCAACAGCCTGCGGGATGGCAAGGTCAACTCGACCGGCAGCGTGACGCTGACGGCGAGCTCGGCGACCACCACGGTGTCCGACCTGCGGGCGGGGCAGGACAGCGTGATCCTGTTCATGCCGCGCACGGCCAATGCCGCCGCGGCGATCGGCGGCCTCTATGTGAGCTCGCGCGGCAAGCAGACGTTCACGCTCACGCACGCGAACAACGCCCAGACGGACCGCACCTTCAGCTATGTCGTTCTCGGCTAGCTGGGAGAAGGCGCGACGCATCCTCGCGCCGGCAATCGATCACGGCGGCACGCACAGCGAACGAGACGTCTTCGACGCGATCGTCGCAGGCCAGGCGCAGCTCTGGATGCACGGCGACAGCGCCGCGGTCACCGAGGTCATCAGCTACCCGCTGCTGCGTGCATGCCGGGTGTGGCTGGCCGCCGGAGACCTCGAGGGCATCAAGGAGATCGAGCGGCAGGTCGAGGGCTGGGCGCGGCAGAACGGCTGCGCGCGGCTCGAGATCATCGGGCGCAAGGGTTGGCTCAAGAAACTCAGGCACGCGGACGTGCGCGTGCTGATGACGAGAGGGCTATGAGATGAGCGGTGGCGGATCGAAGACCGAGTATGTGACGTCCAATCGCACGACCGAGCCTGCGGCGTTCATCAAGCCGTTCCTTGAGTACGGCGCGAACGAGGCGCAGCGGCTCTACCAGAGCGAGCTGCCGAGCTATTACCCGCAGAGCACGGTCGTCGGCTTCGCTCCGCAGCAGGAGATGGCGCTCCGCGGCATCGAGCAGCGTGCGCTGGCGGGCTCGCCGCTGACCGCCGCTGCGCAGCAGAACCTCGCCAGCACGCTCGGCGGTTCCTTCCTGTCGGGCGGCAATCCGTACCTGCAACAGGCAATCCAGAACGCGGCGCAGCCGACGATCGACGCCGTGCAGAGCCAGTTCAGCGCCGCCGGCCGCCTTGGCAGCGGGGCGAACATGGATGTGCTGTCGCGCAACGTCGGGCAGATCGCCCAGAACATGGCCTTCGCGAACTACAACGACGAGCGCACGCGCCAGATGCAGGCGCTCGGCATGGCGCCGGCGATGGCCGCGCAGGACTACGCCGACTTCAACGCGCTCGCGGGCGTCGGCGATGCTCGCCGGCAGCAGTCGCAGGCCGAGCTGCAGGATCAGATCAACAGGTTCAACTTCGAGCAGAACACGCCGGCTGAGAAGCTCGCCAAGTACATGGCGCTGGTCGGCGGCGGTCAGTTCGGCTCGACCGGCACCGACACGCGACCGGTGTTCTCCAACCCGCTGGCCGAAGGCCTCGGGCTGGCGACCGGCGCCGCAGGGCTCGGGAACATGCTGTTCGGCAGGGGCGGCGGGCTCACCGCGCCGGGCCTGCTGCGCGGTGCCAACGGCAACATTTTCGGCATGGGCTGAGAGGAGGAGCGAATGGCAACCCAAGACGAGCTCCTCGCCGGCCTCCTCGGCGGCATCCCTGGCGGCCCGCTGACGCAGGGCCTGCTTGCGACCAGCGCCGGCCTGCTCTCGGCCGGCGGCCCGTCCTACGAGCCGCGGTCGCTCGGTGGCGCGCTGGGGGCTGGCATGATGTCCGGCCTCAACGCTTACCAGGCCGCGCAGCAGAACGCGCTGTCGCAGTATGTCGGCGCGACCAAGCTGATGCAGCAGATGCGCCAGCAGCAGGCGCTGACCGACCTGACGCGCGGGATGACGCCGCAGCAGCGCGCGCTGGTCATGGCGAACCCCGAGGGAGCGACCGGTCAGCTGGCGAAGGCCGCGTTTCAAGGGCCTACAGAACTCACCAAGCGGATCAACGACTATCGAACGTACTTCAGCGATCCCGATCCACTGGTTCGCGATGCGGCGTTCGCACAGCTGGCTGGGGAGACGCCACAGTTCAAGGCGCTGGTCGCCGGCGCCACCGCAGGCGCCTCCGAGCGCGGTCGCTTCGACGCGGTCTCCACGCAGGAGCTCGCGGCGCGCGCCGGAGCCGAGGCGGGCGCCCGGGAGGCCGGATCGTTCTGGGCGGTTCCCGACGCCGCCCGAGCCGCTCGTGCCGGCGCCACCTCCGCGGCGCAGGCGGCGGGCAGCTTCTACGGGGCGCCGCAGCGCATCGGCGACAGCTTCGTGTCGATCCCTGCGCCTGGCGCTCCAGTGGCCCCAGGAGCGCCCAGGATGGGCGCAGGAGCGCCTCCGGCCGGTGGCGGCGCTCCCGGTGCTCCGGTGGCGACTGGCGCTCCTGCGGGCCAGCCTGGCGCTCCCAGCGTCGTCTACAGCGCGCCCCGAGACGCCGAGAAGACGGCGTCGATGGAAGACACGCTTCGCAAGGAGTTCGACGCCCGACCGGAGGTCAAAGGGTTCAAGGAGGTCGCGGTTGCTTTCGGTTCCGCCATGAAGGCGGCGGACAACAAGGCTGGTGACCTGAACATCGTCTATGCCCTGGCGAAGACCTTCGACCCTGGATCGGTCGTCCGCGAGGGCGAGAGCGTCATGGTCGTGAGTGCAACGAACCTGCCAGGCCGGGTCGAGGGTCTGTTGAACTACGTCGCCGGCGGCGGCCAGCTCGGTCCGTCACAGCGGCGCGAACTGCTTGCAGAACTCAACACGCGCGCGGGTCAGTGGAAGGCGCTCTATGACACCGCCTACCAGCAGACCTTCGACATCTCCGGCAGGCGCGATCTCAACGTTAGGAACGTCGTGCCGGATCGCCTGGTCCTGCCTGAGTTCAATCCAGTCCCCATCAATCGGCCGGACGTTCAGCCTGCTACGCCGCAGCCTCGTCGCGGCCAGCCGGCGCAGCCTTCTGGGCAGCAAGGCCGCCCATCGCTCGGCAGCATCTTCGGAGGCCAGCGCTGATGGCTGAGCTCAAGGACATGGCCGATCCGGTCCGCGCAGCCCTCAAGGAGGGCTATTCGCAGGCCGAGGTGCTCGACTTCATTGGCGAGCGCTATGGCCTCGCCGACAAGATCGGCGAGGCGAGGTCGAGCGGATACAAGGACCGGGAGATCATCGGCCACCTGACCGGCTTCAAGCCGCTCCCGCATCCACGAGAGCTGCTCGACAATCGGGTGGTCCCCAAGGGGCCGGAGCTGCCAAGCGACGTTCGCCTCCTGCCGACGTCGATCGGTGACGCAGCGAGGTCTTTCGCGCTGGGAACGCGAGATGTGATCGAAGGCGCCGCCGGCATCCCGGTGATGATCGGAGACGCCGCAAATCGCCTCGTGGGGCTCCCCCCGGTGTCTGGCCTTCTCGAGCGCGGCCTGGACGCCGCCGGACTCCCGCGCGCCGAGAGCGCGCAGGAACGCCTGGTCGGAGACATCAACAGGGCTGGCGCTGGCGTCATCGCCGGCGGCGCAATGGCGAAAGGCGTGTCTGCTGCCATGCCGGCGTCGCCGGTTGCCGCGCGAGCTGCTGATGTCATGCTGATGGACCCGCGCGCCCAGATGGTCGCGGCAGGCACAGGCGCTGCAGCGTCCGGCGTCGCGCGCGAAGAGGGCTACTCGCCGCTGGCGCAGCTTGGCTTTGGCGTCATGGGCAGCGTCGCCGCGCCAGGAACTGGCATGCGGTCGGTGACTAGCGCCGCCGCAGAGCGTGCAGCCGAAGCCGGAGCGAATGTCGTCCGGCCGTTCACGCAGGAAGGCCGCGAGGTGATCGTCGGCAACGTCCTGCGCCGCCTTTCCAATGATCCGGATGCCGCTGCTGCGCGCATGTCTACGTCGCCGGAGTACGTCTCCGGTTCGCGCCCGACGGCGGCGCAGGCATCACGCGACACGGGGCTCCTGTCGGCACAGACGCCGATCCAGAACCTCGACGACACCGGTCGGTTCGCGTCTCAGTACAGTCAGAACGCGCTCGCGCGGCGCAGGGAAATTGATCGGATTGCGCGCGACGAGCAAACGATCGCTCGAGCTGAGGCCAAGCGCGATGCCGTGACCGGGCCGATCCGCGACCGCGCGTTCGAGGCCGCTCGGCAGAACAATGCGACGGCGGATGCGGGGCGCGTCGAGGGGGCTATCGACGCAGTCCTTGCGTCGCCTGCCGGCAAGCAGGAAGCCGTCGAGCGCGCCATGAACTGGGTGCGCGAGCGGCTGCGCGGCCTGCCTGCCGCAGACGGCGGCATCGATCCGCAAAGCCTGTACGCCTTGCGCAAGGATATCGGCATGGCGATGGGCGGGCGCCTATCTGGAGAGAAGCAAGACCTGCGACTGGCGCGCGGCGAGCTCATGGATGTGCGTCGGGCAATCGACGAGGCCATAGAGGCCGTCGCACCTGGCTTCCGCGGCTATCTCAGCACCTACGAGCGCATGAGCCAGCCGATCGATCAAATGCGCCTGCTGCAGGACATGCGGCAGCGGTCTCTGGGGCAGATCGCGGAGGCAACAAGCGGCGTCGATGTTCTTGCGCCGGGCAAGTTCAAGCAGGCGCTTCGCACGCTCGCACCAGACATCGCAGACACGCTCACGCCATCGCAGCGCCTGGTGATCGAACGCATCGCTGCGGACTTGGATCGCAGCGCCGCAGCGTATGCGCCCGGCATGAAGCCGCCGGGTAGCGACACGTTCCGCAACATGTCTGTCTCCAATCTCATCGGCACGATGATGGCACGGGACATTGGTGACAACGCGACGCTCAAGACGCTCTCGAAGGGCCTGAGTTTCCTCTACCGCGTTCCCGACGAGCAGCTTCAGCGGCTGCTTGTGGACGCGATGCTCGATCCAGCTCTGGCGCGGCAGTTCATGCAAAGAGCGTCGGTGAGCACGGTCGAGACCGTCGGCGCGGCGCTTCGGCGCAAGCTCGAGCAAACCGGCACAGCGGCTGCGACGTCGCAGTCTTCCGCTCAGTGAGGTGACCTATGGCAATTCGTGACTACTCCCAGACCGCCGCATCCAACACGTCGATCTCGTCGATCAACATCGGCGAAGGGTGCCCGCCGTCGAACATCAACGACGCCATCCGTCAGGCGCTCGCCGACATCCGCGAGCTGCAGGCCGGCTCGACCATCGCGTCGGCGGCGACCGTCAACATCGGAGCGGCGAACGCCGAGTACCTCGCGGTCAGCGGCACCACGACCATCACCGCCTTCGATACCGTGGCGGCCGGCGTCTACCGGGTGCTCAAGTTCGACGGCATCCTCACGCTCACGCACAACTCCACCTCGCTGATCCTCCCTGGCGGCGCCTCGATCACGACGGCGGCGGGCGACGTCGCTGGCTTCCGGTCGCTGGGCAGCGGGAATTGGCGGTGCGAGTTCTACAGCCGTGCGTCCGGCGCTGCAGTGATCACGCTCCCGATCGCCAACGGCGGCACCGGCAGCACCACGGCTTCGGCGGCTCGCACGGCTCTCGCGGTCCCGGGCCTCGCGGACGTGAACTCCTTCACCGCCGCCAACCGCGGCGCAATCACGGCCCTGACCGACGCCGCCACGATCACGCCGGACTTCGCCGTGGCGAACAATTTCTCGCTGACCATCGGTGGCAACCGCACGCTCGCCAATCCCACCAACCAGACCGCCGGCCAGAGCGGTGCCATCGTCATCACGCAGGACAGCTCCGGTTCGCGCACGCTGGCGTATGGGTCGAACTGGAAGTTCGCCGGAGGCACGGCGCCGACACTGACCACGACCGCCAGCGCGGTGGACGTCCTGGTCTACTACGTCGAGAGCGCCAGCCGGATCACGGCCTCGCTCATCAACGACGTGAAGTGACGTCATGATCGTTCCAGGTTCCTCCAACCCGCTGTTGCTGGCGTCTGGCGCTGGCTACCAGATCGCCAACTCGCTGCGCCTCCGCGCAAGCAACAGCGCATACCTTTCGTGGACGACGGGCTCTGCTGCGTCAGATCGCAAGTACGCAACGGTCAGCATCTGGCTAAAGCGCGGAGCGCTAACTGGGAGAAACGCGATCTACGCTGTTAACCCAGCAGGTACGAGCGGCGCATCAAACCAGATTACGATGCTCTTTGATAACGCTGGCTCAAACGGCGACAACATCACCTACAACAACGGTAGCGTGAACCGCACGACAACGAGCGTGTATCGCGACCCGAGCGCTCACTTGCATTTCCATCAAGTATTCGACACGACACAGGCGACGGCTGCCGACCGCGTCAAGACGGCAATCAACGGCGTGATCTTGACGGACATCAACATCGGGCAGGATTTCTCTCTAAACGCGAACACGCCGTTCGGTCAGGCGAGCGTTACCGAGTACATCGGTCGCCGTGACAGCGGGTTATATTTTGACGGCCTGGTGGCAGAAATCATTATCCTTGTCGGCCAAGCCCTGCCTGCATCCTCGTTCGGCCAGACCGACGCCGCGACCGGCGTATGGGTGCCAAAGAAGTTCAGCGGCGCGTTCGGATCGTTGGATCGGTATTACAAGTTCGCGGACGCAAGCGCGGCGACGGCTGCGGCTATCGGCAAGGACAGCAGCGGCAACGGCTTGAACGCCACGCCAAGCGGCATCTCGGTGACGAGCGGCGTCACGTTCGACCAGATGACCGACACGCCGACGAACAACTACTGCACCTTGTCCCCGATCTACACGGACGGGGCCGGGGCCATCAGCGGAGCCAACCTCAACTTCAACGGGCTTGGTTCCAACTACAACATCGCGTCCACAATCGGCGTGTCGTCTGGCAAGTGGTACTGGGAATACACAGGTGCTGCTGGTCAGCTTGTCGGGATATTCTTGCAAGGTGGCTTGATAAGCTCCACCACGGGCGCGCTCTCGTACTTCTCGGACGGCAACAAATACACCGGCTCCACGCCTTCTGCGTACGGCGCGTCGTGGCTTGGTTCGGATGTCATTGGCGTCGCACTCGACCTCGATGCTGGAACGCTGACCTTCTACAAGAACAACGTGTCGCAGGGCACGGCATTCAGTTCTCTAAGCGGGACGTATTTCCCGTGGGTCCGCACCTCTACAAGTGCAACTGGTTCGCTCAACTTCGGCCAGCGCGCCTTCAGCTACACCCCGCCCAGCGGCTTCAAGGCCTTGAACACCGCGAACCTATCGGTTCCCGTGATCAAGAAGCCCTCGCTCTACATGGATGCCACGCTGCGTACTGGCACGGGCGCGACGGCAAGCGTGTCTTCGCTGGGCTTCCAGCCTGACCTTGTGTGGATCAAGTCGCGTAGCGCGGCAACGGATCATGGCCTCTACGATGCTGTTCGTGGCGTCCAGAAACAGCTTGAGAGCAACACGACGACCGCAGAAACAACTGAAACCACCGGCCTGACTGCGTTCAGCAGCAACGGCTACACAGTCGGCGCTCTGGCCCAACTTAACACCAACACCGCGACTTATGTAGACTGGTCGTGGAAAGAAAGCGTTACATCTGGATTTGACATCGTGACGTATGTTGGAAACGGGACCAACCGCACGATCAGCCATAATCTTGGCGCGGTCCCAAAGCTCATCATCGTTCGCTCTCGCGAGGCGACCAGCACCGGACGATGGCTTGTTCAGCACGGCACCTACGGAGCAGCGCGGTACGCCTACCTAAACGAGACTTTCGCCTTTGACACGGCAAATGCCAACCTTCGTTGGAACTCGACTGATCCGACGAGCAGCGTGTTTAGCCTTGGCACATCAAGCGACGGCAATCATACGGGCGACAACTACGTCGGCTATCTATTCGCCGAGATTGCGGGCTTCTCGCGCATCAGCTCGTACACCGGCAACGGCTCGTCAGATGGTCCGTTCGTTTGGTGCGGCTTCCGGCCCGCGTTCGTGATGATCAAGCGTGCGGACAGCGCGGAGAACTGGTCGATCCAAGACGACGCGCGCGACCCGCTCAACGTGGTCGATGCGCGGCTCAAGCCAAACTCTGCCGACGTAGAGGCTGTTAGCTCGGTGCAGAACGTTGATTTTCTCGCAAACGGCTTCAAGCTTCGCAATACCGACACCGAGAAGAACGCCAGCGGCGGCACCTACATCTTTGCCGCGTTTGCCGAAGCTCCATTCAAATATGCGAGGGCACGATGAGGTTTTCTCTTCCAGACGGCCAGACCGTCATGATCGACCAGCCGTTCGACATGGCTGGCATCCAGTATCCAGACAACTGGCTGCGTCTCCTGACGCCGAGCGAGCGGCTGGAGTTCGGCGCTGTCGAGCTGCCGGAGCCTCCGGTCGTCGATGGCCGCTACTACAGCGCGCCAAGCGTGCCGCACCCGCTCGACCAGCTCAAGCAGCAGAAGAAATCTGAGATCGCGGCGAAGCGCTGGGAGTACGAGCACGCCGGCGTCGAGGTTGGCGGCAAGCGGTTTGCCAGCGACGAGCGCACGCGCACCGTTCTCATCGGCGCCAGGATCATGGCGAAGGAGAATGCCGCCTACTCGACGGACTGGAAGTTCGCAGACGGGTTCGCGGCGCTTGGCGCCGCGGAGCTGATCGCGGCGGCCGATGCGGTCGGCGCGCACGTCAGGTCGTGCTTCGCCGCAGAGAAGGCTCATGTCGCGGCGATCGACGCCCTGACGGACCAGCAAGCGGTCATCGACTACGACGCCGCCGGCGGGTGGCCCGCATGATCGACCCCCGCGAGTTCGGCCGCCTCGAGGCCGAGGTGAAAGCGCTTTCAAAGAGCGTTGAGGACATGGCGGCCGACCTCAAGGCGGTGCGGTCAGCGATGGACGCCGCCGGCGGCGGCTGGCGTGTCCTGGTCGCGGTCGGCGCGATGTCGGGGGCGGCGTCGGCGCTTCTGGTCAAGGTCGTTCCGTTCCTGCCGCTCAAATAGGAGCCCCGCCATGATGCGCCTGCTGACCGCCGCCGTGCTCCTCTCGCTCGCGGCGCCGGCAGCCGCGCAGTCTTTCCCGATCTGCATGCCGATCGACGAGCTCGAGGCGGCGCTCAAGAAGCACAACGAAACGCCGCTGCTCCGCGCGCTGATGGACAGCGGGAACATCATGCTGATCTTCGCCTCGCCTGACGGCAGCGGCTGGACGGCGGTGATTGTCGCGCCGACCGGCGTTGGCTGCGTCGGCGCGATGGGCGTGGCGCTGAAGATGATGTCGAAGGGTGCTTGATGCCATATCCACGCCTGTCTGCTGACGAGGCCACTCGCCGGATCGAGGCGATCGAGCAGGCGCTGCGCGAGGGATGCTCGCCGCCGGGCCAGCCCGGCCGGTTCGGTCAGCGCAACGCGGTCGCGATGGGCCTCATGCGCTGCGGCGTCAAGGCCAACACGTCGGCCGACGTTCTCACGCGCATGGAAGAGGCCGCCGGCCGCAAGATCAACTGGGCGCTCTACCCCGGCCAGCGCGTGGCGCTCGACGCGCCGGCGCCGCGCTTCGACCCGCCGTTCATTCCGCCTGACGACGTCCCCGTCGAGCAGCTGATCGAGCAGCTGTCCGAGCGCTTCGAGCGCCGGGCCGAGCATGCGGCGGCGAAGAAATGGATGCGCTTCGAGCTCAAGGACGCAGGCCCGTACCTGCTGGCCTTCGTCGGCGATCCTCACCTCGACGACAACGGCTGCAACTGGCCGTTGCTGCGGCGTGACGTCGAGCTCATGCGCCGGCCGCATGTCCACGGCGTCATGCTCGGTGACGTCACCAACAACTGGAGCGGCAAGCTCCAGCGCCTCTACGCCCACCAGGACGTGAGCCGCGACAGGGCGTGGAAGCTAGCGGAATGGTTCTGGCAGGCGGTCCCGTGGCTGTTGCTGGTGAAGGGCAACCACGACATCTGGTCCCAGTCATACGGCCAGGGCGACCCGCTCGACTGGATGAGCCGGGGATCGGCGGCGCTCGAGGACTGGCAGGCCCGCATCGAGATCGTCGCCGGCGATCACAGCCTGCGCGTCTGGGCATCGCACGATTTCAAGGGCAGCTCGCTCTACAACCCGCTCCACGGCCCGATGCGCGCGCAGCGCTTCTCGCCTGGCGACGCCGACATCCTCGCCGCCGGCCATCAGCACCACTGGGAGATCTTCTCTGGCGAGGATGCGGACAAGACCACTCGTCCGCACTGGCTGGTCCGCGCGCGCGGGTACAAGCACATCGACCCGCACGCAGATCACCACCAGTACGCTTCGCAGCAGCACGGCTCCACGATCGCGGCGGTGATCGACCCGGGCCGCGACGGCCCGGCGGCGGTCCAGTGCTACGCCGACCTCGCCGAGGCGGTCGAGATCCTCGAGTTCAAGCGCGCGCGATGGGAGGCCACATGCCGAAGCGTCGAGCGGAAGACGACGACGACTGGAGCGAAGCGGCGAACCACGCCGGCGAAATGATGGCGGGCTCGATCAACGAACTCCGCAGCGCTGATCCGCCAGGCCGCCCATACGAGCCCCAGCGCGGGCCGCTCGGCTTCTGCATCGACCCGGCGGCGTATCGCGTGCGGCGCCGCGCCAAGAAGGCAAAGCGATGATGGAAGCAGAGGCGGCGTTTCGGCTGATCGGCGACGTCGGCTTCCCGATCGCTTCTGCGATGGGCGCCGGAGCGTTCGTATTCCTCACGCTCAAGTTCATCCTCGCCGGCGTGGACAGCAACATACGCAATCTCACCGGAATCATTGCTGCGCTAGACAACCGTGTCGCCACGATGAACCACGACATCCTGCGCATCGACCTTCTCATATCGACTGCGCTGGATGTCGAGCCGGATATCGATCGCGTGGCGCGTGCGGACGGCAAGCAAGACGCGAGGAAGGACTGATGGACCTGGCTGGCGCAATTGGACAGTACGGCTTTCCAATCGTGGCGGCCGTGGGCATGGCCTACCTCATCTACTACGTCTGGAAATGGGCAACGTCGATCGTCAAGCCTGTCCTTTCCGACGCCAGCACGACCCTGGTCGCGCTCATCGATCGCATCCGCATGCTCGACAACGACCTCATCCGGCTGCGCCAGAAGATCTCCGTGATCCTGATGCTGAGGAGGAAGTGATGGACATCCTGAAGATCGTTGGCGCCGTCGCCCCGACGATTGCGTCGGCGATCGGCGGCCCCATCGGGGGCATGGCCATGCAGGTCATCGGCAATGCCCTTGGCCTTGCGCCCGACGCCAGCGAGCGTGACGTCGAGAAGGCCCTCAAGCAGGCGACGCCCGAGCAGCTGCTGGCGCTCAAGGTCGCCGACAACGACTTCGCCATCCGCATGCGCGAACTCGACATCGACCTCGACAAGATCGCCGCGGGAGACCGCGACAGCGCTCGCAAGCGCGAAGCCCAGGTCAGGGACTGGATGCCGCGGATCCTTGCTGGCGTCATCGTCTGCGGCTTCATGGCGACGGTCTTCATGGTCCTGCTGGGCGTCGTCGAGGGAATGAAGGACCCGTTGATGGCAACGACAGTCGGGACGCTCATCGGCTTCGTGTCGGCAAAGGCCGAGCAGGTGATCGCCTACTACTTCGGCTCCTCCTCGAGCAGCCAGCAGAAGACGCAGCTGCTGGCCGGCGGGCAGAAATGAGCGCGGCGACCTGGCCGACGGCGCTGGCCGCTGTCCTCAAGCACGAGGGCGGCTACGTCAACCATCCGGCCGATCCTGGTGGCCGCACCAACCTCGGCGTCACCCAGCGCGTCTGGGAGAGCTGGACGAACCAGCCGGCCGACGAGGCGGCGATGCGGGCGCTGACGCCCGAGCTCGTGGCGCCACTGTACCGCGAGCGGTACTGGAACGCGGTGCGCGCCGACGAGCTGCCGGCCGGCGTCGACTTGGCGGTGTTTGACGTGGCGGTTAACTCCGGCACAGGCCGCGCCGGCAAGTTGCTGCAGCAGGCCGTTGGCGCCGCGGTCGACGGCTCCATCGGGCCGCGTACCGTGGCGCTGGCGACCGCCGCAGACCCCGTCGCCACGATCGATCGGATCTGCGACCTGCGCCTCGAGTTCCTGCGCGCGCTGCCCATCTGGCCGACCTTCGGGAAGGGGTGGAGCAGGCGCGTGGAAGCGGTGCGGAGCGAGGCCAAGGCCCTCATAGACATTCGGGCCGCAACCCATTGATTCGCAGTGGCGGCGCCGCAGGGCGATAGACACGCAAGCCATTGATGCAGCAGGCCAAGCCGCTGCCTCATAAGCCCTTGGTCGGCAGTTCAAATCTGCCCGCCGCTACCAGCGAAATCAACGACTTAGGTGGTACTGGTTCCGTTCTTTAGACAGTTTTCCGAGGGGTCTTAGACATTTTGGCCCCGGTTTTGTTCTTCTTGCTCAAGCCGACGAGCCTCTCCACGGCGGCTCCGGCAAGCCTCGCCTGGTCGGCCCGCCGCGTGTAGTGCGAGGCCATCTGCGAGGTGCGGTGACCGAGCACCGCGCGGATCTCCGCCTCGCTGCAGCCGGCCTCCGCCAGCGCCTGCGCCGCGGTGTGCCGCAGCCCGTGGAACGTGATCCCCGAGACACCCGCCGCCGCCCGCTGGCGCTGGAACAGCGTCCGGAACCCGTTGCCAGTCAGAGGCCGGCCGCGCGCCCCGACCACGATCGTGCCGAGCTCGATCCGCGGCAGGCGCTCGAGATACGCCACGAGCTCAGGGTGCGCCGGGACGACCAGCTGCTCGCCGGTCTTGGACTGGCGCAGCGTCACCGCCTCGCCGTCGAACTGCGCCCAGGTCAGGCGCAGGACATCGCCCTCGCGCTGGCCCAGATGGGCGCCCAGCATCACGGCGGTGGCGATCGGCCCCGGCACCTTGGTCATGGCCGCAACCTCGGCCGGCGTCCACGGCCGGTTGCTGCTAGCCGACGGCCGCCACGCACGCTTGAACCTGGCGGCCGGGTTGTACTGCAGGCCGTAGCGCGACGGCCGGTCGAGCGCGAAGTACAGCAGCCGGCGAAGCACCTGCAGCATCCAGTCTGCCGCGCGCGGCTTCGCCGCCAGCTTGTCGCGCAGCGCCACCACGAACTCTCGGTCGATGCCTGAGACCTGCAGCGCGCCGAAGCGCTGGCGCAGCCAGTCGATGCGCTCGCGGTAGTCGCCGCGCGTCGTGAGCGCGAGGCTCCCGTAGTCGTCGCTGCGCAGGTAGGCGTCGCAGAGGTCGTCGAACGAGCCCGGCGCGTAGACCGCCTTGCCCGTCGACTTGAAGCGCTCGCGCTCCTTCTGGATCTCGAGCACGCGCATGGCGCGCGCATGCGGCTCGTCTGGCAGCCGCTCGCCGGTGGGGCGGAAGTACCAGTAGGTGCGCCCGCCGCTGACGTAGCGCTTGATCCCGCGGAGCCTAAGCGTCTGCACGGTCGAGTGCCTCCAACCATTCGCTGCGAGGCGGCGCAGGCTGCTCGATCCCGCTGGCCCGATCAATCGCACGTTCGATCGCATGCCTGTCCCAGACCGCCGTCCCCGGCAACGGCCCAGGCACGATGCCCGCCGCCTGCCAGCGATGCAGCGTCGATCCAGACACGCCCAGCAGCTCGAGCACCTGCGCGCGGCGGATGAGGCGGGGCGTCATTTCTGCGCCATCCACAGGGTGATGACCCACAAGGCGACGTAGCTCGCGACCACGACGACGGCGGCGATGGTATGGAGGCTCATGGCTTGGCCTCCAGCGCTGGCACAGGCAACAAGCGCCCGCTCCGCGCGCGCCATTTCCATTCCATGCCGACGACAGCCCGATATAGCTTGATTGAGTAGCCGCCGGGGTTCTCCTCGACGTGACAGCGGGCATCCTCCTTTACGTTGCCGTAAATGAACCCTCCGCACTCTCCCAGCAGCCACTCCCGCACTACGCGGCAATGAGCGCAGGTCTTGTGGCGATGAATCGAACCCTCGTAAACGTACGCCTCGCGGTGATACCGCTCCCCGGCATCAATCTCTCGCCCGCACTCACGGCATCGATGGGGCTTGCGCGCGACGACGTAGCGGTCGCCGACGACGGCGACAAAGCCGTCATTGTCGTCGATCATGCACACGGCTTGGCCTCCAGCGCGTGGTACGCGAGCCGCGAGTGGCGATAGCAGCCGATGCATTCGGCCACCGCGTGAGGGTCTGGGTCGCCTTCGATCAGTCGGCACGCCCGCTCCAGCACCTCGACGCGGG